TTGACAAGTTGTTTTTTAGTTGGTTTATTAGAATACGTAGAGATGTACGTATTTGTTTGTTTTATCACTTTGTTACTTTGCGTTTATGTAAGTACGTTTATGTGATGAAACAGCGTGTTTGCTTGTGACCTTAAAATATGTTGTGTATGTGTTTTTTCTCTGTTTGATCTTTCATCACGATGATATAAAATTTCTTTATAGGCATCACATAGTTGATTTCGCAATTCTGTTGATTTTTTACAAATACTTTCTTTCGTCTTATCATCTACTTCGAAATATGCTAACGATTCAAACAAACAATCCCCATCAGCATTATTTGGTATACTACTAAAGATATTTCCTTCTTGGTCTAGATAAACTTGATCTGCCATGTTATAAATTATGTAGAAATAATTTATAATTTATTTTTCTATTTTCTCAAAATTATATCTTGGTGCACTTGGAATTAATAATCTTTCAAAGAAGCTAAAAAACGATGTTACTATTAATATACAAAACAAGGCAAAAAAGAAAATATAATATTGGGCATGGTCCAAGTTCAAAATACCGTCTTTGAGTGTAGGTGCACCCATCGATTTAAAATTCATACCAAAGTAACTAACAATAAAATTCAATGGTAAAAAAATAGTAGCAATGGTTGTCAAAACAGACGCGCGATTATTCATTCTTCTCTTAATTTGATGATCAATTAATTCTTGAAAATGTTCAAGAGATTGCATTCCTCGCATTTTATCAATATCACTTACATTTGAATTATCTGAATCCATAATTATTTCTTTTTTGATGCTATAAATTCCATCCAAAAATTTGTAATCGCTATTTAAAGTATGGTGTGACTCTTGAAAATAGTCTAATTCAATCAATTTAATTTTTTCTAAATAAGTTATCATATATATTTACATATGATAATTATTCATACGATTCCTCACTTAATTCACTCGTATATTCAATTTCTTCTTCGTATTCTTCTTGCATAATAAAAACATTTTGCGGAGCCTTTTGTTTTGATCGCGTTTTCATTTTACGTTTTGGTTTAACTACAATTTCACTAGAATTATCATCATCCTCTTCTTCTAAGTCATCTTCTTCTTCCTCTTCATCGTCATCGTCTTCATCATCGTCGTCCTCTTCTTCGTCATCATCTACAATAAATCCATCCTTTACATATCCTTGTTTTGTTTTTGGCACATCTTCATCTTCCTCTTCATCTTCTTCATCACTGTCTTCATCACCAATATCTTCGAATCCACCAAAGAGTTGTTCATATATGACCTTCCAATCGTCTTCTTGTAAATCGACTAAATGTTCTAGTTGATTCTTCATAACCAATACACATTTTCCAAAGAACAATGTATTATCTACTGGAGGAGGGAAATCATATTTATTTTCTTGGCCTGCACGTCCCTCTGTTTTACCAAATAAATGAACGCCATATTTTTTATTTTTTAATTCCACTTTCCAAAACGTTTGTTCTTGGAAATCTTTGTTTGTTTTTAAACCTGCTTTTTTGTATAAATGAATTAGGTCATTTTCATTGATTTTTGAGCTTGAAATAGCACCTCCTTTATCTATAATGACTATGGATGTCATATTGGTATATTGTATTTAGCAATTTTTTAAATCCATTCAACCAATTATAATTTGTCTATTTATTATATATTCATGGTTCATCATAATAAATATACCAAAAAAAGAAGTCATTTAAATAAAGACGGTACAAGACGCAATAGATATGTATATAAAGGTGGTGAAAATACACCTCCACAAGAAGAAAATAGTCAACCAACATTACTAGGAACAATTGGGAATAGTTTTAATAGTACCATGGGTAAACTCGGTGAGGCAGTTTCCGGAACTCCTAGTAAAGAAAATACAGTAGCTATTGAATCACAAGCATCTCCAATGCAAGCATCTCCACCCGTAACACCACCTAACGAAAAGGTGGATGATAATGAGATGGAAGAAATGAAATCCTATACAATGGAATTAGTAAACACCCTAAAAGAAAAGGAAGAGATTGAAAACAAATTAACAACTTTATTAGCAACAATGCCCGCTGCTTTTAATGAGCCTATTCAGGAAGAAACATCTTTAGTAAAAGATGAAACTATGTCTTCTCCTGACGAGGAAGAATCACAACAAGATGAAGGTGAAGGATCACAACAAGATGACATGTCAGTTGAAAGTTATGAAAAAACATCACAACAAGATGAAGATGAAGAAGATAACACGTCAGTTGGAGAAGATAACACGTCAGTTGAACAAGATAACATGTCAGTTGAAAACGATGAAGAAGGATCTCCTGTCAGTTTTAATCCAAATGATCAGGAAAAACAAGAACAATAAGTTTACCTTTTTAAAATCCAATATGTAGACTATATATTATTTTATGTATAGTCTATTAAAAACCATTTTTATTTCCTTATTAATCATATTTTTAGCCGATAATTTAATACGTTACTTAAAAAATACATTTACCACTAAAAAAACGAAGGATGTTGTACAATTTCATGTGCAAAAATACCAAAATATTATGGAAGAAATGCAAGAAAATAAGACACATCAACCAGAAAATAGCGAAAAAAAGGATTTAGACGAAATGGATTTGAAAGATATGAATGACGATTTAACCAGTTTTATGCAAAACCAAATCCACAATGTGTAAAAATTGATTTTCATAAATTACTTAAAACATAATTATCAAAACTAAGTATGGTGATTTTGAATCCGTATCAATCTAAATTTGTATTACAGCATTTTCCTTCTTTTGAACTTTCCTATGAAACAGTGTCGCATAAGAAAGTTTCCGATCCTTATAATATTACATTGGCCATTCCCTATGGGAAAAAGGCGTTTCTCTGGTTCACATATTACGAAAACAAAAATGCCTGTTTGTTACTCGAACTCAACAAAGAAAAGAAAATAGGGAAAACGACTCTCTTATTTCACGGGAATGTTCCCTCCAAACTTGCCTACAATACGTTATTGTATGGTTGTTTATGGGAAAAGGACGAAGAAAGTAATCCGGTTTTTGTGATCGAGGACATACTATTTTACGAGGGAAATTCGATTTATAAACAGCCTGCCAATGAAAAACTCGCCTTTCTTCTATTGTATTTTCAGAATTATCAGGGGTTTTGTAAACAGTATATTTCGTTACCCAGTGTTATGCCTATGATGTGGACATTCGACGAACATCTTCCCTTGTCCTGGCAAGATAATGTGCCATATCAAGTCCATCATCTACAACATAGGAGTTTAGAGAAAATTGTTCCGTATATGAACGTCCCTATTAGCAAAAATATTTTGGCACCAAAACCCGAACCGGAGTTACTCGCGTCGTATTTTATTCCTCCGCCGCTACCTCGTTTTGATTACTCCAAACATCAATATAAGTATCCTACTTGTTTCGAGGTCCGTCCCGATTTACAAAATGACATCTATCATTTATATGCATTTGGAGGAAAATCGAAACGTGTTTATTGTGGACTCGCGTATTTACCCAGTTATAACAGTTCCGTCTTTATGAATGGCCTATTTCGAAACATTAAGGAGAACAGGAGTTTGGATGCTTTAGAGGAAAGTGACGACGAAGACGATTTTCAGGACATCCGCCAAGAAAAATACGTGGATTTGGAAAAAACTATGATTTTGGAATGTTTGTTTATGCGGAAATTTAGGAAATGGATGCCGGTGAAAGCCATTTATAATACTGAAAAGGCTCGAGTTGTCCATATTAGCAAACTGTAAGGGTATTTTGAAATGTATCATTGTAATATATATGTCCCCATCAAATCTTATTTTGGAATCCCCTTTTTCTCGCAATGTATATGATGTCAATGATTATAGTGCCAAAGACATAATTGTTCAAAATAAACCACCTTGTTTAATGATAAAAGGTGGATCAACAAAAAAACAACACAAAACGCTGAAATTGAGGAAGAGATTAATCCGAAAAAAACCGTCCAAGAAACATAAATGGTCTATCAAATACAAGCGTTCAATTAATTGCAGACGTCCAAAGGGTTTTTCTCAAAAGCAATATTGTAAATATGGAAGAAAATAAACTGTATAACATTGTTTTTATTTTATTTATATAAAAACAACGGCGTTATTAATAGTATATGAGCGATTTTCTAAATCGAGTGGCTCAGCCACAACAAATTGAGCAAAAAGATGCGTTTTTTACTCAACTATTAACTGATATTGAAAACCAACTAGACCATGAATCTTGTAACAGTGCCATGCGCATTTTGCAAGAAATCATTGAACAAAGTCCCAATTGGATGGAACCTTATTTTTACCCCTTTTTACCGAGTTTAATGGACAATATGGGCAACTTCAAAACAAGCGAAGTCGCCAAGGAAACCAGTTTGATTCTCATTAAAAAAGTGAATTCCCATAGCATTCGTTTTTTCATTCCTATGTTATATGAACGATTCAAATCTTTAAAGTGGCAGACCAAGAAAGGTGCTCTCATGTTATTGGGAAGTTTCAGTGAAATTCGCAAAGAGATTGTCCAACGTAATTTACCTTCTATGATTCTGGAACTAATATCCATGACAAGTGACGTGAAACGGGAAGTAAAAGAACAAGTACGTATATGTTTTGAGCAACTGTGTAGTGTGATTGATAATGTAGATGTGATTAAAATCATTCCGGACATTATTAATGGCTATATGGAGCCTGTGAAATACACCAAAGACGCTTTGGATCGTTTGGTAGCAACCAGTTTCATTAATGAAATGGACCTTTCTACCATGGGATTGTTGATACCCATTTTAATAAAGGGTATGCGCGAAAAGAAAGTATCTGTTCAGCGTTGTGCTGCTCTAGTTATTGGTAACTTGTGTAAATTGGTCAATGACCCGCGCACAGCAGCCGAATTTTACCCCATATTAAAACCCATTTTAGAACGCGGTTATGAGGAAATCGCCATTGAGGAAGTCCGTAACGTATGTAAAACCTCCCTCGATACATTGCAACGCGTTGCTTCCGAAGCATCCGAAATAAGCAAGGATATTTTGAGTGAAAGTGAACTCATTGCATTCATCGAATCACAAGTCGATATTTCAGATTGCAAAATATTATTACAACACATTGGAAAAATGTGTTACGGAAATGTTCTCGGAAATGTGCGTAACATAGACGAATGGAAAGAATGTATGGTTGATTATTTGGATATATTGTTTGAAGACAAGGATAAAATGAATAGTGTCATTCAAAACATTTACGAAAAAGGCATTGAAAATCTCACACCAGAGAAAGTCGATCCTGAAGATGAAGAAGAAGACTTATGTAATGCACAATTCTCATTGGCTTATGGTACACGTGTGCTTCTTCATCAAACCCCTTTTCGTGTGAAAATTGGGCGTAAATATGGTCTCGTTGGTCCCAATGGAGCAGGTAAATCCACGCTAATGAAATCCATTGCCGGTGGAAATTTGCAAGGATTCCCTGAACATTTGATTACCGTATATGTGGAGTGCGAGATCATTGGCGAAAAAGCCGAAATGAGTGTGCTCGAATACATTATGACTGACGAAAAAGTGAAAATGCGTGAATGTACGGAAGACAGTGTGAAAAAAATGTTGACCAGTATGGGTTTCGGTATAAATCGTACTTCGGCTGCCATTGACGCGGGTGTTTCTACTCTTTCCGGTGGATGGCGTATGAAACTGGCACTCAGTCGTGCAATGTTGTTAAACCCCGACATGTTGCTATTAG